CAACACCGCTACATCTAGCTTCAACGGCGCATTGTCATAGACAAATTTAAACTGCTGCCTCATAACACTAGGTACCACAGCAGTCTGCCATCCTAACTGACGTTGAAACGCGGTGCGAGTTTGATATTCAAAAACATAACCGTCGCTGATAGGTTTGGTAACGCTGACATTGTCAACAACATACACAAATGTGTCAGCATACAAGTTGTTGTCAAATACAATGTCTCCTACATTGTTAATGGTAAGATATTTCAAGTCAAGATTCAACACAGGATCAGTTGGGCCTGGACCTTGTGCATAACTCAATAGTTTTGTACCAAAAAATGTAGAACTGGGATAACGCACACGGTTAGAGAAACTAACACCTTGATTGTCAAACACATCAAATAGTGGAGCTTGCTGCACAGATTGTTTTTGTTGGGCTGCTAACCAATCAACACCGTCATACCAAAAACTTTCACCTACTTGAGTACCGCTAAGGCAAACAGTGCAATTGTCAACTTCCACTAGCCCGTCGCTGGCCACTGTGAGATTGATAATGGGCTGAGAAAAATTAGCAGTTCCTGATCCAGATCCTGGCACATCTACCGTGATGCTGTTGCCAACAGAGTATGTGATGCCAGTGGTACCAGCCACAGCATTCCAATCAGTGGTACCAACGCTGACTATGGTGTAAGTCAATCCAGGTTGCAAATCAGCAGCGGCAGTCAAAATTGACGAGTCTGGACTGATAAAATTCACCACGTAGATTTTGTTACGGACATTTGGATCTTCGTCGGCTGCAAAAACTACTCTGCTGCCATCTACCAAAGTATAGTCGTTGGTCGAATATCCAGTACTGCCTTCAATGTTGCTCAGTGCATCAGTCTCTGCAAAGTCAATTACATTTACTGGCTGTTTGCTGGCAGTTCCCATGTTGAACAACCGCAATCCGCCACGGAACTGCAAAATTGGTCGTTTGCCACGTAGTTCGTTGTTTAACACCAACGGAGTCTCATTGTATTGAGAAGTGGCTGTGAGCACATCAATATGGAACCACCGATTGCTTCTTGACCATGCATTGAGACTTTGGCTGTCTCGTTCAATGGTCAAGTAATCTATGGTACCAAGCAAACCAGCTTCGGCATCATAGACCTCTGGCACAATGTAATTGTCAACTGGTAACAATTTAATTGCTGATCCTACTCCGCTAACATAAAACTGTGGATCTTGACTGGCCACTGCTGTCATTGAGCCAAACGCTGATGTCAGTAATACAGCAGGACCGTTTTTTACTGTGGACACTGTGAATTGTGTACTGCTGAACACTGTGCGCACGTAGTATGTGGTATCAGCTGACAGCCCTCCAAACACTGTGCCAAAAAATTCAATTTCTTGTCCTGGAATTAGATTTTGAGTGGTATTGCAACTGACTAGATTCAAACCAGCTGCGGTGCTAACGCAGGTCACAGTGGTAGATCCACTGGCATAAGTTCTTGGTACCACAGAACCTGTAAATCTTACTTTGAGTCCATTGGTAAAAATCACACCATTGGGACTGGTATAGGTTTTCTTTCCTAGAATGTCTGCAATCTCAATGGTTTGATTGTCAACTGGATCCAGAAGTTTGATTAGCCCAAAAATTTCTGGATCAGTGCTGTCTTGATACCACAGATTGTTTAGACCAGCTGTGAGTGCTGGCACCTGTGTTAAAAATCCTGACTCTTGCTTGTACCATTGCGTGTTGCTGTATTGTGTACCATAGAGAATGGCAAATTTGTCTAGCACATTGATGGTTTGTACACTTGAAAGTGAAAGATACACACCTGATCCGTTGTTGACATAACTGATACGCCAAACATTGTAGTATTGTTCCACAGGCACTGGTGTAGTCAAAGAAAAAGGTTGACTGTCAAATGTGCCTGGCAATCCTTGTTGAGTGCTGTTGTTTGACATAGGATCAAACAAAGTTTCGTCAACCCAGCCGCCAGTTTCTGGGCCGACATCTCTATTGGTGAAAACTAGAGTGCGACCGTTCAATGAATCAATGCCATCAATGCCGCCGTACTGTTGCAGGAATGCATCAAGGTTGGCATTGTTAATTTGATTGAATTTTAAATCAGTGATCAGATCAACAGTGCCACCGCCTGCCAACAATGGCAAGTTGTAAAAGTAGTCTTGCGCATTTTGCAACGGAACATTGAATGTCACGGTGCCAAGATCAGTGCCATTGTTTACCACGCCCAGCACATCTCTAGAGCTGATGTTTGGAGTGGTGGGATCGCGACCGTTAACACCTGGGCTAGTCTGAATCCAAAATTGTGAACCTGTTCCTGGTGTGCCGTCTACAATGTTTATCACACCGTTCATGAGACTTTGAGTCTGACATGAATAATACAAAGTGCTGGGAGCGTCTTGAGGTACAGTAAATGTCACTGCACCATCAATGGAACCGTTGCGTTGCACACCGTTGTTGTATTGATCAGTGGTGCCAGTGGATGGTTGTGTTTTGATCCAAAAAGGAAAAGCTGCAATTCGGTTTAGAGAAAAAACATAGGTGTTTCCTCTGATCAAAGTCAACGCAGGATTTGGTTGTTGGTCTATTAGATAACTGCTGGTGCCGCGATTTTCCACACGAAAGTTAATGGTTTCCACAGCATTCTGTGCCACTTGAAAAGTGTAATTGCCTCCGCGCAACAGACTGATTGTAGGGTTGTTTCCAGTTAGCCCGCTAAAAGTGTAAACTCCATTGGCTCTGTTGACCACAAAACTTTGACTGGCAGGAATTTCTGTAGCAGACACATTGACCACTGCAGGGCCGTTGGCCAACCAATAGTATTGACTGAAGTTGACAAAACTGTCAAAATCTACAAATGGATCCCAGGTATAATATTGACTTACGTAGCGACGGTCAGGCTTATTGGTGGGTGCTCCTTGGAATTGCAGCGCATCATTGATACCTGGATAAGTGATGGCATTTTTGATGGTGCCAGTGTCTTCGGGATCTAATCCAATGATACCAGGTTCAAGTTGATAGTCAGTGCGTGTTTTGTCAGGTTCGATGACATATTTTTCATTGGGGTTAACACCAGGCCCCACTGTACGGCCAATAAACCCTTGAGTCTTTTTAAAACTGGGTTCTTGAATCAGTTGATCTAGAGTTGCAGCCAGGAATTGTTTGTTGGCATCAGTTTGAAAAATCTCCGGAAGAAAATCTACGCTACGAATTTTTGCCATCAAATTACTCCACTACCTGGGGCAGTACGCAAATTGGTACTGGTCAATGCGTCAATTACCACAATGTTGTCGATGGTTGCACCATTGGCAAAAATCTCATTGGGTTCTGAGCGAATTTCATATAGATCACCAAAGCTTTTTTGAGTGTCCAAAGGCACCAAGACCACGGAACTGATAATGCTACCTAGATATCGATGTAGATAAGCAGCCAGTTCAGAAAAATAAAATGTATCGCCAAAATTCCATTTGTCAATGCTGAAATAGTCATTCATGGCTGCTAACACAGAGCTTTTGATTTCACTGACGCTGGCCACAGAATTTTGAGCACGAATCACTTTGATTGTGGCTTGCAGAGTTTTTGCTGCCTTGGGTCCGAACAAAGGTTTGAATTGCACAGAGTTTAATACAATGTTGTCACTGAGCATTTTATAGTCTTGTAGTTGCTGGTAAGCAGTATTGAGTTCGTCAATGGTAGGCGGCAATGGTTGCACCACTGTGCCAGTGGTGTCACGCAGCCAATTTTGATACGCGGTATAGTAAGCCCGCGTGACCACATACAAGTCAATGATATTGGTGGTACCTGGATCAATTCTGTTGGTCAGTGGTGAATTGTGTCTGTATTGAAAATACAAAGATTGACGTCCAGTTCTAGCTATCCAACCTGACTCGGCAGTCAACGTGCGTGTACCACTTGAGTTCACAGACAATCTATAAAAAACTTGTTGGCTGTAAGCATAAAACATTTGTCCAGGTGAATACTGAAACTTGACCAATTCAATGTCGTTGAGTGTGGCATAGTCACTGTTGACCACATCAGGCTCTACCAGCAAGTAACGTTGTAAATTGTCAAAATCCACTGTTTGTTGGAAAAAGACCAGTTTGAGATTGGCGTTGACTGAGGGCGCAACTATTTCATCAAAAAAATCTGGGTTGTCAGGAATACCATCACTGTCGTTGTCACGATAACTGATCAAAACTTGAAAATCGTCAACGTAACCGTCACTTTCTATTGGTTGGTCAATGATGGTAGTATAGATATCTCCAGGCAACGGAGCACTGCTGTCTGGTCGTGTGTTCACTGCCAACACATTGACAAAATCTTGAATGGTGGTGCCTGTGCGGCTGTCATAGATTTTTTCATTGCCGTAAAAGAAAAATCTAGTTTGCAGCACTGAGCCAAAATAATACGCCAGTCCACGACTGGTCACTGTGTACACATTGTCTGACACTACAAATTGTATCAACCACGAAGCGTCAAGATTAGTTCCAGACGTGTTGCCTGCATAGGTCTGACTCCAATCTGCGTTGGCATCCAGATTGGTACTGGTAATTACATACCATGTGCCAGCACCGCCACTGGTAGGCACTGATCCATCGTTGTCGTATCCTAGCCCAAAGTTTCTAAATAACAGGATCTGTTGAGCCATTTGTTCTTGAATGTCCAAGGGCAAATCAGTGATCAGCACAGGAATAATTGTGTCAACCACAGCACCTGTGGGTACAAAGTTATTCAGCGTCACTGGCCCTTGGCCAGAAGTAAAGTTGCCTTGACCGCCGTTGCTGCCGTCGCCTACAATTCTTGTGGGGCTTGCCCAAATTTCCAAATGGTCTTCAGGTCTAGTAGGCAATCCAGGACGCAAACGATTGTTACCATCAAAGTAATAGGGTTGACCATTGATGGTGGGAGCAATAAATTTTATCAGACATCCTGGAACCACATATTCAAACACTGTGCTGCTAAAAGTGCCTAACAGCAAAGGAGCACCTGCAGCACTTTTGAAAAAGCCCGTGGTTTCGTTGGCCAATGTTGTGCTCTGATTCCAAGTACTCAGAGCTGTGCTGCCAGTGTTCACTGACTCACGAGGAAAGTTAGCATAGTAAAATTGTTTGAATGTGGCGTCTAACACACCAGGCTGTACCCGATTGGTTATGACGTCGGCAATTTCGCTGCGATTGTCCCAGGTAAACAAAAAAGTTGGCAATATTTCATTACGCCAGATTGCGCCATCACTACTGAAAGTGTTGGTAGACGAATATTTGCCAGTGTTGTCTACTAAGTCTAGATACCGACTGGTACCAATGGAAGCACGATTAAGGGCTTTGCTCTTGATAATTGAATTGTAAAGTGTAAACGGAAACAGATTGTAATCTTCACCGTTGACCATGCGATTCTGTGTGTAGTATCGAGCTGGCGCACGTTGTTTGATGGCATCAATGCTTTCTCTAGCCTGTGCATTGCTCACAGGCTGAGTGATACCACAAGTGAATGTAATGGTCTGTAGATTGCCATTGCGGTCAATGTAACTCACTGGCAATACCACACTCTGCATTTCTGCAGGATTGATGATATATTGCAGGCCATTGGATGCACGCACATAGGCGCGGAATATGCCCACTGGAATTTCAGAAAACACACCATCACCAAACACCATGGTAATTTGATCGTTGGTACGACTGGTCACTGAATAAATGGGTCGCAATTCTGGCGTTTGTTCTGCAGCCGCGGCATAGATATTTTCAGTGTACAGCCACTCTCTGGCAATGTTGCCTATGTTGTCCAACTGGTACAACCAACGGTCTGTGTTGTTGACACCTTCAATGTTGATGTTTACTGTGCGATTGGCCAGCCGTTCAGCAAGATTGAAGTCTTGATTCTGCAGGGTTCCTTGTTTGAACAAAAAGAAATAGCCATTGTTGGCAGATTGAAATCCCAAGCGATCATTGCGATACAGGATGTTAAACACACTGTTGGCCCGGGGACTGGGTTCGTAGATGTAGTCACTGCCTACGCTGGTGGCTGTCACTGCTTCAAAAGGCATGTTCACTCCATCCACTGTGGCAGTGTAAGGAATCACAGGCAAAAATCCTGGCACCAAATTAATGCCGTATTCGCTGGTTTCTACTCCCAAAATATCTTGTCGATTTGAAGGGCGACCAACTTTTTGACTGTCAACCAGTGCTGCATTGATAATGGCTGTCCACTGTTCCAGCCAATCAGCATTGGTAGGGTCAGCCCAGTTGATAGTGGTGTTGGCCAAGTTTACGCCGTTGTAGTCCACAACGTCTTCGGTGGTTGTGACATTGAAAACTTTGAGCAAGCCTTCTGCTGCACTGTTGCGTTTGGCAGTGTAGCTCACAAGATTGGCCAGACGTACCACTGAATCTCTACGTTCAGCTGTGTCTAGATAGTTTTCTCGAGTGTTTAAATCAGTGCGAAAGGCCAGAGCCTGACCCATAAATGCAATCACATCCAACAGTGCAATGTACTCTGATGATTCAATGTAGTCATTGAAAGTTTCTGGATAGTACAAACGTAGATAATCCACAAAACTTTTGCGCAGAGTTTCAAAATCGTAGCTTTGAAAGTCTGCTTCACGATAAGTTTGATAGATCTGTTTCCAGTCTTCAACACCAAAAATTGCTGTTTGTCTTGTGGTCTTTGCCATGGACTGTAACCTTATGCCGTTGTTTGTTATTTATGTGAATCAAAAACGGCTCAGTTATACATAGCTGGCACTGCGTGAGTTTTGATTGAAAAATATGTTTAAGATTTCAGCGTTCTGGCCGCCCACGGTTTGAAGTTCCAGTTCAATCAACATGCCATTCTCTTCTGGATACACATTGATGTTGCTGACAAAAATTCTTGGATCGCCGCCGGCTACTCGTTGAATCTCGTTGATAATACCTTGCTGAGTGACATCCAATTGGTTTTCAAACAAGTAGTTCCACAAGATAGTGCCATAGGCAGGTCGGCCAGGCAGTTGACCTTGGCGTATGTTAAATGCATTCAAGAGATCACGTTTGACCAATTCAAAATCTGTGAGGGTGAATTTTTTGAATTGATTTTGAGTGTTGAAGCCAATAAAAGTAGTCATGCCAATATTTATGGTTTGGTAAAATCCATTCAAGCAGGTACAATTTTGTTGGCAAGATTTTTAATCAGTGTTCTAACTTGATCACTGAGTCTGGCCAGGGCCTGCAAATCTTCAAGTGCAAAATTATATTGCTGCAATGCATTTTTTTGTTCAAACGTTTGTCTACCAGCTGGTATTTTATCAATTTCTTTAGAAGCAGCAGTGTTTAATTCAGTGACTCTGGCATTGACTGTGGCCCTCAACACTACTGCTTCACTATTGACTGTGTTCCATTGTTCTTGCGTAATGCTGGCGCCGTCTGCCAAGGTCAATTCAACAGTGTTTTTCAAAGTAGAGAAACTGGCAGTTAGATTTGCAACAAAATCTTTGAATGCAAAAACTGCAGGAAAGTCATTGGCGGTCAATTTGGCTACTTGAGGAATTTTGTCATTGCCCACTATTCTTTTGGCAGCAGCATCTTGAGTTTGATTGTCTACTGTGCCAACTGCTGGCACTGGCTTGATTTCTTGCAACACAGGAGGATCTAATTTGATTTGAGTAAAGTTTACTGCAAATGCTGAGTTGGTAGCAACAGAATTAAATTTGTCTTTGATTTCTGCTGGCAGATCTGGAGCATTTTTTGCCCATTGCACTGTGTCTGTCACGCTTTTGGCAGCATTGGTGGCCAACCCACCAATGGCCTGTGGACTGAACTTGTCAGTGGGAATCCCCACAGATTTTAACTCGTTTAATCCAGTTTTCATCAGACCTTGTTGCACTTTGTCTTGCAAACCAGTGTTGCTGAGCAAACCATCTAAATTTTTAACGCCTTCTTTGCCAGTCCATACAGTAGGACTTTTAAGCACAGATACCAAGTCATTGTCTCCCTGTGCCAAAAATGCCGCTGCTGTTCCTGGTTTAACTAGACCAGCTTTTTCTAATTGCGGGGCATCAAATCCAAACTTGCCTACTCCCAGTGCATTGCTGATGGTGCCGGCGCCTTGCCCTACCAATTTGCCGGCCTGAGCCAGTGTGCCTGTTACATCAGCAGCACTAAGGCTGCCAATGGCACCCAAGGCAGGCACTTGTTTGGCAAAATCTGCCACGTTGATTCCGTTGGTGGCAGCAGCACCAATGGCTCCTTGCATGGTTTTGGCTGCTGTGCTAGCCAAGCTACCCACGGCGCCAGCGGCACCAGTGAGAGCTCCTGTCAATGCAGATCCGCTGGCAAGTCTAGACAGCGACGAAATAGTCGTCAACGCTCCTGTGGCAGTGGCCACTGCTCCGCCCAAGCTGCCTAATGCACCACTGGCCCCGCTGGTCAATCCTCCTATCACTCCTGCTGCGCTGGAAACAGTGCCCACTGCTCCAGCAACTGCACTGGTTAAACTTCCTAGTCCTTGACTTAATCCTCCACCAATGGCTCCAGCACCTGTGGTCAAACTGTTCAATGCTGCTGCTCCGCCAGTTAGTGCCGAAGATATTTGCCCTTTCACTGCACCAGCGGCTGCGCCCAGGCCAGCAGTGATCGAATTTAAATTGGTACCTGCGCCCAATGCACCCAAAGCCCCAGCTGCACTTTGACTGATCTGTGCTACAGCACCTGGCAATCCAGCCGCGGCCTGTGTGGCAGCGCTTAGAGATTCTCCCACGTTGAATCCAACCAAACTGCCTGTGTCAGCCTGCTGTTTGAACAAGGCCTGTGCTTGTTCTTCTGTGACACCCTGCGGCACTTTGACTTGAAACGTCTGGCCATTGAATTGAAAACTGTATGAGCTCATTGTGTTCTCGTAAGTTCTACACCAGCTGGCACTGGTATGGCTCCTGGCGGTGGAGTTGGTGGACCTTCTTCCAGTTTGACTTTGACGTCAACACCACGATTATGATAAGGATAAGGCTCGTGAGTGGGTGCTCTAGAAACAATACTTTCCAAACCATCCGTCACAGTTTGCCACCCT